ACGCCGCCCATCAACGCCGCGTAGTCCTTGTGGTCGGGTTCGATGGCGATCTTGACCACGTTGCGGTCTTCACCCTTGGCATCTTTTTCAACATCCACCCGGGCGATGAACTCGATGCCGTCCAGATCTGCAAAGCTATTGATCCGGCGTGCGGCCGCAGCCTGTGGCGTGTTGTCCTGCGGGTGGACATTGCGTGAGCTGTTGAGCGCAGCACGAATGAAGCTGCGCCCCATCTGGCCCCAGGTCGGGCCCTTCTTGGAGTGCAGTCCGACGTTCGACCACATCTTGCGTTTGGCAAACGGGCCACCGGTGACGACGAATTCGCAGGCGAGATACACCGCGCCCGTTTCAAAGGACTCAGTGGCGTAACCACCCGTCCAACCCTGGCTGTGGTCGTCATGGCCACCGGGTTTGATGGTCATGCGCAGCGGCACGATCGTGCCCTTGGGGATCAGATCGAAGGCACCGAGCTGGGCTTCGGCGTCGTTGAAATCGTTCCAGTTGCTGGAGGTGTTGGCGTTCATGATGGATCCTTAAATTGATGGGTTTTGCTGTGCGGGCGCGACTGGGTCGGGCGTGTGGCCCAGGCACTTGGCGATGAGTTTTCCGAGGTGTGGCTCCTCGATGGCGTCCAGGCGACCGCTGCGGTCCTTGGACGGAAACCCGAACGGGTTGTCGGCGCGGGTGACAAAGCCCCGGTAGTTGGTGCCGTCGTCGGCTTTGAGAATGGCCAGCGTCACGACCTCATCAAGCACGCCTGGCAACTCCAGTGCGGTCTTGCTGCCTTCCAGTTGCAACTGGTAAAAGCGCCGGTTGAAGTCGTCGGTCTTCTCTTCCAGGATGGCGACGTAGATGACATGCTTGTCCCGGACATGCTGCAGGTGCGTCAGCGCCGTGATCATCTCCTGGCCCAACTGGCCATACGCACCCCGGTTGTCTGGCTTGCCGGTCTTCTCGCTGAAGGCCTGCGGCTGGGTCTTGCACCACGCAAAGCACAGACGCGAGAGCACGGTCAGGCTGTCAACGAAGTAGGTGTCGTACTTGGCCAGTTGCGCCGGGTCACCAAACTTGGTGCAGACATGCTCGAAGTGGGCTTGCGAAAAAGCCTGGTCAGCGCTGGCGGTGGGCATGGGCCCGGCCAGGAACACCACGAGGTCGCGGAACTCCGGCCAGGTGCGCGGACGCACCGTGTCACCGGGCCAGTCGCGCACCGACAAGTCGCCGGCCTCGAGATCCACGAATAGCGTGGTGTCCGACGGCAGCGTGCGCAGTTGGGAGGTTTTGCCGACACCCGCTGGGCCAACCAGTGCGACTTTGGCACTGTGGCGCTCTTTGAGCCGTTCCTCGGCAGAGATGATTGGCAGTGCCATCACGCCACCTCGCGGATCAGATCGGTCGCGGCCGGGTTCCAGAGGATCTGGTAGCCGGAATGCCCGTTGCGTGAAAACGGCAGCGCTTCTGCCCACTGCTGGCCCGCCTCAGTCAGCTCCCACTCATCGCGGTCGTTCTTGAACTGAAAGCCCAGGGACTGCAGCCGGGTGTTGATGGCGCGTGCCGACATGCCAACGCGTTCACCGACCTGGGTGGGGTTCAAACTGCAGATCGGCTCGTTGGCCGCAGGCAGCACCTTGCGCAGGGAGTCGACTGCCAGACCAGTGTTCTCGTGGATCACGGTCAGCGTCGCCGCCATGGCGATGCCTGGCTTCACACCCGGGACACGGGCAATGGCCTCGCCGATGGACAGGATGGCGTTGACCTTGTCCTGCGTTGGCGCTGGCAATGCGGCAACTGAGCCGACTGACGTATATGACCCGGTCTTGCGGATGGACGGCAGCACCTCGTGGGTGACCCACCGCTTGAAGCGTTTGGCCTCGGGCTTGCGGCTGCCAAGCACCAGATTGAACAGGCCGGACTCGTTCACGACGGTCATGTCCTGCGGTCCACCAGGGGTGTGAATTGAATTCACCCCCTTTTCGTCATCGTCAAGACGCTCCAGCGCCTTGCGGTCCAGGCTCAGGGTAGACAACACGTCGGCTGCGACAAACATCGGTTCGCCGTTTTCACCGAGGCAGACACGAACGTTGCTGGACTCAAAGTTGAAGGCAACGAGCTGATTCATTTCGTCACCTCCACAGCGATCTCTGCGACCGTGTCCTGGCCAAGGCAGCCGTGGTCACGAGCAAGCGTGTAGAGGCTTTCCAGCGCGCTGCGGCGGCGGTGGATGGCACTGCCCTCGGCGCTCAAGGTCTGGATGGAGAACGCCACTTCGTCCAGGGTGGCATCGAGCAGCGGCTTTTCGACGCTGTTGCCGTATTGGTCCTGGTAACGCAGGGTGGTGACCAGGTGCTCGCCAGCGTAAGAGCCGAGCTTGACCTGCAGGGATTGATGCAAAGTTGGGGTTTTCATTCGAGGTTTTCCTGTACGAGGGCGAGCCGGTAGCTCGGTTTTCCGGGTTTGACGGTGCGTGCTGGCGCGAACTGCTCTCTGAGTGCAGGTGGCCAGTTGTTGAAGCGGTTCTCTGGAACTGAGTAGTCGGTGTCGATGTAGTCCGCGACCTTGTCGCCGGCGGCCGCGATGCGTGCGGCAGTGGCTGCCAACTGCGCTTGGTCCCACGTCACCTTCTTGGGCAGATCAACGGTGATGCGCAGTTCACCGTCATTGAGGTGGCAGACGCCAAAGTCGCGACCGTTGGCCAGTCGCGCTGCTTGCGCCTGCGCGGCGTAGCGCTGATCTAGCGCGGTGTGCATGCGATCCAGCACCGCCTTGACCATCGACTGCAGACTGAGCAGGTTGATGTGCGCTTCTTGCAACTGCGCGCGGGGCAGCGCAGCAATTTGCGCTACGCTCATTTCGGCAAGCGGCATGGCCTGCTCGATGTGGACAGGTGAGGCGTGAGAAGTTGTCATGTTCTCGTCCTCACTTGGCTGCACGTTCGGACGTGGAGACGTGCAACGCGCTGTGCTCGTACTCGGTCACCACTTCCAGCGGATAGGTCACCCGCTTGGAGAGCTTGAGATAGTGCGGGCCGCGTCCTTCGGAGCGCCAGCGTTGCAACGTCTTCGGGCTCACACCCCAGCGCTGCGCCAGTTCGTTTTCAGAGAGCACGCGCCGCTCGTGCGGTGCCACCGGTGCTGCCATCGCCAGAGTGGCAGATGGACCGCGATTTGCTGATGTTGATTGCAGCATTGATACCCCTTTCAGTAAGGTGAGGAACAACGCTGCTATTGAAAAATTTGGGTGGCGAACTGTTAAGGAACTGGCTGGCGAACCAGTGGGTAAGTTCGAGTTCGCCAGTGACCGCAGAAACGAAAACGGCGAGCCGCAGTGGCTCGCCGTCTTGTGAAGATGGATGGTTAAATCAGGATGTCACTTTTGCCGCGCACGGCATGGCATAGGTGCCAGCGCGTTGATTGGACTTGACCAGTTCTCGATACGCGCGCAGTGGCCCCTCGTATTTGGGATCCCCCTTGTTCTTGGTCTTGACCTTGAACACATCGATGGGCTTATCGCTTGTCAGGCCGGCGCGGGACATCACGCTGTGTGCTTCCTGCTCCTGCCCACCAAAGTGCCAGAACGCACCAAACACGGATGCATGCGCTTCTGACAGGCCAATTGGCGCAGATTCGCCCGGCAGATGCACCCACCTGAAGTCGGCAGAGAATGGCCCGTTCACCGCCTCAATGACTTCGGGATGAACAGCAGCATCCGCCACAGCCCCAGGTTCCATAAAGCTGATGTTGCCGCCGTAAAGCGTGAAGCGTTCTTCCAGCGGCAGCCACCCGGCAGCGCCAGCAAGAGGATCATCATCAACATCGCGCAGTGGCTTGGGCGTGATCAGCCAAGGTACCGCCGCGCTGCGGGTGCGCGCGATCAGCGACGGCTGCAGCAGCAACAGATCCAGGCTCCGAGACAGGATGACTGGACGACGTTGATACGTACCCAAACGCCACACTCCGCCGACCAACGAGACTGCGCCTTGCTGTGCAGGAACGTTAAGCGCTCCGCGCAGTTTGCGGATCAGCCAGTCAGGGTCGAGCAACCACGCTTGTCGATCAACGGGGTCCACCGCCACCGATCCGCAGTCGGGGCACAAGCAAGCCAGACCGGTCGCGGATTGAACGACCTGGCCACGGTGCAATTGGCAGTAGGGGCACAGCACGTACCTGAGATCCAATTGGTGCTGCTTCACTGCACGGATTTCGCGCAGCGAAACCAGCGCCCCGCGCTCAGGATCGGACAGCGCAGACTCGAGTGTCGGCTCCTCGTTGCCAAAGAGCCGAACCGCAAGCGCCCAGGTTGTCGCGTTACTGGCCTTGCTCAATGGCGCTCGTCCACAAGTTCCGGGCGCTCCCCGGCCATGTCAGCCTGCGCAGACAGGGTCTGCTTTTCTTGCAGGATGCCGATCTGCACCAGATAGCGCTCGAGCTGGGCGCGCAGTTTTTCGTCGTACTTGTGCAGATTCAGCCGACCGCGCCGCGTCACCTCGACCGTCACAACCGGACTGCGCACTTTCCCCGGCGGCGGCGCGTAGTAGAGATTGATGCTGGCCGCGTTGACCAGCCAGTGGTGCGCGAGCGGATTGTCATGCGGCAATTTTTCGGCAATCAACTCGGTCACGCACTGGTGCTCGCTGCTGGCCATCGCGGTGAATTCCGCCTTGAGGTGAGTGTCCGGACTCATCAGCGTGATGGACTTGACTTGCAGCGCGACAAAGCCGTCGGCGGCGGCCTGCGGCACCTGGAATCCCAGTTTGAGGGGCGAGAGATCGAGTGTCGGCGGCTTGAGGCGCGTTGCCGGGACTTCGACGCCGAGCAGGTGACGTGTAAACGCCTGTGCCAGCATGTCGTGGAATTTCGCGCCACCCCGGATGATGGTGCGTACCACACCGGTCAATTCCGAATATTCGAGAACCATGTGAATGTTCGGGCTGCCGACGCGACGGGTCAGCGTCATGCCATCAAACTCCAACCGCAGCATCGCCAGATCCTTGGCGTGGACGGTCACCAGCTGCGTGCCCTGCGCGCGATCGAGAATGTGCGCAACGCAAACTTCCCCGCATCCCAGTTCGAGTTTGTAGAACGCCTTGATCGCCTCGCAGAATCCGGCCATCGACGCATCGTCGCGGCGCACTGGCACTTTGGTGCCGAGGTCGTGCTGCTGGGCGTGCTGGACGTGGCTGTCGACATATTCGATTTCGGCCGCCTGCTCAAACAGGGCCGGGTGGTGGACGAAGAGCCAGAAGGCGCGGTGCTGATCGGAGAGGCAGGCGATCAACCCAATCAGGACGGGGCCATTTTGGGATCCGACCTGAAACATGGCCTGCTTGCCGCGCGGGTGGGCCAGTTGCGTGCTGACCTGCAGGCCGGCGACGATCTTGTCGCGCACGCCCGGGTCCGGCCAACTCTGGATGGCATCGATCAGCGCGGCAGTCGTAGCGGTGTCGTCGGCCCAGTTGAAGTCAGCCGGCAAGGCCAGCCCCTGGTGCTCGAGGTAGGTGCGCAGCGTGGCATCGACAGGCAGATTGAGCAGAACGTCAGCGTAGGTTTTCATGCTTTTTGATCCTTATGTGCTGTCGTCGGGTGGCTCAATACCGTCAAAATGGCGCTGCTGCCGGCGGCGACTGGGTTTCGTAAAAAGAGTCCTGTACCGATAAAAAGTAAAGTAAAACGATACAGCCGCCATTTTACCCGCGCACTTCCGCTTGTCAATCAATAGGGCACATCTTCACGTAAATGGCTCTCTTTGCTATACTTTCAGGCTGAGTCATCAAGGAAAGTGCCCATGCCAACCCCATTCGGAATACGCCTGCGGCAGTTCCGGGAGGCCAAGAGGCTGACGCTGCAGCAGGTTGCGGACCACGTCGGCTGCACCAAGGCCTACATCTGGGAACTGGAAATGCGGGAGGGTCAGCGCCCCACGGCGGAGCGCCTGAACGCCATCGCCAAGCAGCTCGGGGTCACGGTGCAGGATTTGCTCGGCGAACCCATCGGTCTGATGGAACACCCCACGCCCACCGACGTCGCGTTCTTCCGTGAATACGCCGGAATGAGCGAAGACGAAAAAGCGCGCTACCGCGAAGCCATGAAACTCATGTTCGGCGGATCCAAGCCACCGGACTCGGAGGGTGCTTGACCGACGCGGCCGCCCTTAACAGCTTCAAGGCTGCCGCCAAAATTTTGACGTGGCTGGAAGCGATCGGCTGTCGGAAGTTGCCGATCGACCTGGATCTGGTGCGGCAGATGCTGCCGGACACCCCGTTCGGTCGCGGCACCATGATCAAGGAGCCGGCTGACCTGACTTGGAACGCGAGCGAGGGCGCGCTGGTCCGCAATTCGGACAACCACGCCGAGTGGGGGATTTTTGTGAACCCGAAAGCGCGGCCAGTACGCAAGCGCTTCACCGTCGCCCATGAACTCGGTCACTTCGTCCTCCATCGCGCCACGCAATCGACCTTCAATTGCGACAAGGAAAGCGTCTACGCCGGCATCGAGACGCTGAAACAGATCGAGCGCGAGGCAGATGAATTCGCCAGTCACCTGCTGATGCCAGGTGACCTGTTGCGCGATCGGATCCACGGTAAACGGATCGATTTCCGGCTGCTCGGTGCGTTGGCCACGGAATTCGGCGTGTCACTCGAATCGATGTGCATCCGGCTCGTGAAGTACACCGAGGAGCGCGTGGTCCTGGTGTACTGGGATCACGGCTTCGAGAAATATCAGTGGCGCAGCGCCGAGGCCCGGAAAACTCGCGTACGCCTGAAACGAAGCGGCGATCCGCAGGAGCCGTTGCCGGGCACGCTGGCAGCCGACGATGAGATTGCGCAGGAATGGGATGGCGTCGATATGCCGGCCAATGCATGGTGCTCCAGCGAGGCCGATGAGATCACGCTCCGCGAGCTCAAGCACACCTACACCAATGGCAATCGCGTGTTGTCATTGCTGATGCTGGAGTCCGCGCCCCCGCGGGCATATATCCGGACCGGCTGGGAGGATGAGGAAACGCGCGACACGTTTGATCGATTCATCGATAGCGGGCAGTTGCCTGTTAGATGAGAGCACCGATCGCACCGACTCCTTATCAAGATCAATAGATCAATAGGGAAGGAATCTGCAGATGTGGGATGGCGTCAAAGCTTTGGTGGCGGAGATTAAGAGGTGCGAGGATGCCGGTGCGACCACGGCTGCAGTCGCCATGGCGTATGTCAGCATTGACACGATGGCATTTCTGTCCCTACCAGCTGGCCGAGAAGTACAAGGCAAAGCCGACTTCATCGCCTGGGTAGATAAGTACCTGACGGGGCACCAGGACCAGCCTTACCAGTATCGAGGCCTTGATGTTTATGGCGCTCGCTGTGCATTGCTGCATGCATTCGGTTCAGAAGCGGATTTTCACGAGAAAAATCCCGACGCGAAGAAGTACGGCTATCACGACGGTGGGAAACACGGCTATGACCCTGGGGTCAATGATCATCTCGTGATCATTGGCACCGCATCGTTAATCAACGACGTGCTACTTGCCATAACGGCATTTATAGAGGCATGCAAAGCGGACGCCGATTTGCGACAACGCGTCGAGGGTCGATTGCCGAAGATACTGGCTACTTTTCCGTTTAAGGCTTGATATGACTACACCAGTTGAAGACAGAAAAACTTTCCTTCTCGAAGGGGCGCGGCTTTACGATGCCATGATCCGGCTGACGACCAGCGAAGTCATTCGGCGGTATCTGGCATTCAGAATTATCGTAAACAGCATGGCTTTCGAAGATGTCAGCGGCAACCGTACTAACGTTCGATTCAGGCAGATCCGAAACGTCCTCTTGGCTCACAAGCAGGAGCCAGATTTCTTTGCCGGCTATCGGGCCGCTGACGAAATCAAGAACAGCAGCATCTCGCCATTAATTGCAGACATGACTGCCGCAACACCAAATCCGGATACTTCGTATCTAATCCCCGAACTCTCAGGCGAGAGTGCGCACAGAATCTTTTCCCACCTGATGCCGCAGATCTTCGAGAACTATCACGCAGACTTCCTCGCTGGATTCAGGTTGATCAACAATCATCTTTGCTTCACTGGTTCTAGCGTACAAGAGGTGAGCGGCGGTGAACTCCCTGGAGTTTTTTACCGCTACCACAGTTCGATGGCGCTATTCCAATTGGCCCAGTACATCCATAACAATGCTTATACAGTCCCAGAACTTCATTGGACAGTTCGTCACTCGAAGCTCGACATGTTGTTGCATGCTCAAAATATCGCTGATACTGTTTTCAAAGATGCCAACAATCCGCACTCGATTGAAGGCCTACTAGAAATCATGACGTCAGAGAGATTGGGGAATGTCTCAGGCCTGGTGGCAGTAAAAGCCGACGCCAAGTTTCTCGCCGACTACGCGAAGATCCGGAAAGTGCGCAATAAGCTAATTGGGCACATGGACACGCAATCTCCATTGCCCGCCCTACTCGCCGATCTTGATGCACTACCCGTTGCGGACATATACGATCTTGTCAACAAAATTGACAAGGCAGTATTCGATGCTTCCCAGTCGCACATCGCAATCAAGGTTAGGTACATGTCTGGAAATCAGCCAATAAATAACCCGCTGATCGTTGACATTCCAGGTCTTAAACCTGCGCCTTACTTCTGAGCGTAGCCGGGTCTCGAATACCAATTTTGGCGACTTCAAACCGGGTCCGAACATGAAATTTGCCCTCGTAAATGAACAACGCCAAGAAGCTCAACCCGATCTTGCAGGCGAGTGTCCTGTCTGCGGAAGACCGATGGTTGCAAGGTGCGGAGAAGTTCGAGTTCCTCACTGGGCTCACAAAGGACGTCGACTTTGCGATCCGTGGTGGGAGAACGAAACGGAGTGGCACCGTGCGTGGAAAAACCAGTTTCCCTCTGATTGGCAAGAGATCGTCCATCATGCCGAGGACGGTGAACGACACATTTCAGACGTGAAAACTCATGATGGTTGGTTCATCGAGTTTCAACACTCGAAAATTGAACCTGATGAGCGCCGATCTCGCGAGGCCTTTTACCAAAGCCTAATTTGGGTGGTGGATGGAATCAGGCGAGAGAGAGATGTAGTTCAATTCTCGCGAGCGTGGAGCTCTGGCGAATCGCGCGATCCGCTTTCGTCCAAGCGGCGAATTCCCTCGCCCGCGGGTGCACTGCTACGGGATTGGGCAGGAAGCCGCGCGCACGTTTTCTTTGACTTCGGCGACGGGCGCGACCTTTGGTGGCTTTTCCCTGAGAGCGACGATAGGCGAGCGTACGTCCAACGAATTTCGCGCGCGCAGTTCGTCAGAATCCATCGGGAAAGATGCGCACATGGACCAAGCGAATTCGATTCTCTTGTGGAGAACTTCCACGCATTCATCGCGCACTACGAGTCGCCCCCAGCTACACATCGCCCTCGGAAGTCGCTAGAGATTCCTCCGGGCCCGACCCGCGCGCCAATGATTCGGAGAAGTTTTCGGCTTTAGGACACCCCTTAATTTCGTCGGTCTGGCCGCCTTAGATTGCGTGCAGGATGGCTTGCCCGTCGCCAGCTAGTGAAAATTCATAGTGCAGCACCTCATTCCTCCGCACTAGCCCCCTAAAACGAGTTACTCCGCATAGGGTCGGCAAATAGCATGGATGGCGTTTTCCATCAGGAGCGCTACCCATGTCAGAAGTCGAATCACCCTCTACCGTTCACCGCCCTCTCGACGATGTGCGCGTCCGACATCCGCACCGCGAGATTGCAGAATTGCTGGCCACAGCGATTGTGCGCGCGCGCCTCAAAAACTCCCCACTTCCTGCACCCACCGAGGGCGAAGTTCGCCTTGGCTTTAGTGGTGACCAGCGCGTGAATACGAACCCGTCTTACACAGAAGGAGTTCGAGAATGACAACACACGCAAGTACCGCCATCGCACAAATAGCGCAGCTGCCAAATTTGTCGATGGAAAGCCTCTGGGCACTGTGGGATCAGTTGTTTGACCGCCGTCCTGGCCACCACCAGCGCACCTTTCTTGAAAGCCGCATTGCTTACAAGCTGCAGGAGCGAGAGTTGGGAGGACTGCCAACGCACGTCCGGCGCAAACTGGAACTGATCGGTGAAACCGGCGAAATCCCCAACCACAAGCGCCGCGCCGAAAGCGAACTTGCGCCCGGCACAACGCTGGTCCGTGAGTACAACGGCATCACGTACCGCGTCAGGGTGCTGGAAGATGGTCGGTTTGACTTCGACGGCCGCCCGTTCAAAAGCCTTTCGGCGGTAGCGCGCGCCATTACCGGCACCCAATATTCCGGCCCGGTATTTTTCGGGCTGAAGCCAACCAGCCGCGAAAGAAAGGCGGCACTGGTATGAAAACGCCAACGAAACCCATGTCGGCAGCGACACCGAAAAAGCGCTGTGCCATCTACACCCGCAAGTCCACTGACGAAGGACTGGATCAGGAATACAACAGCCTCGAGGCCCAGCGCGATTCGGCGCTGGCCTTCATTAGCAGCCAACGCCATGAAGGCTGGATTGCCGTCGACGATGGTTACGATGATGGCGGGTTTTCCGGCGGCAATACGAATCGGCCCGCGCTCAAGCGGTTGCTGGCAGACGTCGAGGAGGGGCGCGTCGACGTGGTGGTGGTTTACAAAATAGACCGACTGTCGCGGTCGCTGTCAGACTTCGCCAAGATGGTCGACCTGTTCGACGAGCGCGGCGTGACGTTTGTGTCCGTGACCCAGCAGTTCAACACGACCACAAGCATGGGGCGATTGACGCTCAACATCCTGCTGTCCTTTGCGCAGTTCGAGCGCGAGGTCACCGGCGAGCGGATCCGCGACAAAATCGCCGCCAGCAAAGCCAAGGGAATGTGGATGGGTGGCACACCACCTCTGGGGTATGACGTCAAGGATCGCAAACTGGTCGTCAACGAGCCCGAGGCGCAGATGGTCAGGGACATTTTTGCGCGATACGCCGAAACCGGATCGGCGGCCCAACTGGTGCGCGAACTGCAGATCGAGGGGCGCACCAGCAAGGCGTGGGTTGCGCAGAACGGGCGTCGCCACGAAGGGACAATTATCGATCAGCAGCGTTTGTTCACGATGCTGCGCAATCGCCTCTACCTTGGCGAGATGACTCACAAGGGCAAAGCGTTTCCCGGCCAGCACGACCCGATCATCACGTCGGAGTTGTGGGCGTCCGTTCACTCGATCATCGATCGGCGCAAACAGGGCCCGCGCACCCGGTACAAAAAGGAGCCGGCGCTGCTGACTGGTTTGCTGTACGCGCCAGATGGGCAGCGAATGTTGCCGACCTACACGCAGAAGAAGAACGGCAAGCGGTATCGGTACTACGTTCCCTATCTGGAAAAGCGGCAAGCGGCGGGTGCGACCTATGACCCTACCCGGGGCAACATCGGGTCGCTGCCAGCGATGGAAATCGAAAATGCTGTGCTGGCGCAGGTTCACAAGGCGCTCCAGGAACCCGAGATGATTGTCGGCGTGTGGCAGGCCAACATGGCACTGCGCGAGCGGCAGGAATTAGACGAGCCGACGGTACTGGTCGCAATGCGACAGATGAGCCAAGTTTGGGAGAACCTGTTCCCGATCGAACAGAATCGCATCATGCGGTTACTGATCGAGCGCGTCCAATTGCACGAGGATGGACTGGACATCATTTGGCGAGATGACAGTTGGCAGCGGTTCAGTCGGGAATTGGAGCGTCACCAGTTTGTGGCAGAGCAGCGCGCACCGACAAATGACATCGACATGGCCAGCGAAGCGGAGGTCGTCTGATGAGCACTTCCGCCAAGGACATGCCGGCCAAACGGCGCGTCGAAATCACGCCAACTGGTAGGCCGCGCCAATTTGAAACGGGTGGGCGGTCGGTGACGTTTGTGCCACTGGCGATCAAGCGTCGGCATTGCAGCAAAGTGATCGTGCCGCCCACCGGCGTCACTGTTGTGAAGACCACCTCGTCGTTCGACCTGCCGTTGATCCGCACCCTCGGGAAGGCGTTCTACTGGCAACGGCTGATTGATACCGGGGAGGTGGCCAACGCCACCGAACTGGCGCGCCGCTTCCGACTTGAGACGGGTTGGGTGTGCGAGGTGCTGCGCATGACCATGCTGGCTCCGGACATCATCCGGGCGATCCTGGATGGCCGGCAGCCACGGCATTTGAACCTACATGCCGTGCGTGGCCGACAGGCTGAGGTGCCAGTGGATTGGCAGGATCAGCGAAGGCTGTTCGGGTTCACCGACGTTTAGTCACGTCCCCGCGGGCGTCCGAACGTTGCTTGCCACCCAATCAATGTGGAAAACCGATCTGCGCGACGCACGCGCAAGTGGCTTGCGGCGCGGTGGTTCTGCGTGTGCTATTCGCGGCGCAGTTCCACCCTGTTTTTTGAGAACAGAGAACGGAAAAGAATCGAAATGGCGGCGATTTCCGGCGAACTGGTCGCCAGTCGAGGACTGGCCAGCACACGCAGAACGGCGCTACACCACGCGTGGGTTGGGAAAAACCTGCAAGTGGAAAGGCCAACCGAGAACGGTTGGCCTTGTATATTGGTGGCCTGGGGCGGAATCGAACCACCGACACAAGG